TCTCTTCCAAAGCTTTCTCACGTAATCTAGCCAACTCATTGACATGTTTATTTAATTTAACCTCATTAGTTTTGTCAATCTCAATTCTTCTTTTTGTTACAGCCTCAACAACTTTTGGATACTTACCTGGATTTAACAACTCAGATGCAGTGACATGAGCCCTATCTGGTTTATATCCTGCTTGTCTTGCACACTCTGTTGGAGTCAATCTACCTTCATTTTTAGTAAATATATCAACAAACAACTTCTGCCTCTCTGTCAATCCCTCACCATCTTTTGGATACTTAATAGACATATCTCTGGTATTGGCTGGGTATTGGCTCACAGCGTTTTTATTTTGTTCATTATTCATTCAAAAAACCTTTATATATAGGGGAAAATTTACTATTTTTAAAAACAAAAATCAACATTCGCGCGTACGTTACATGCATTGCCAATACCTTGCCAATACCCTTATTTGTCAATAAACTCAATGGTTTAAGAGCAAAAGTATTACGGTATTGGCATATTCTGACTTTTACAAAATAAAAAAACTTTTTTAGCAAATTCTCCACTATTGTAATACTACTTATCTTGTAGCACCTCAGCAATTTTTGATCCAATAGCCCAACACATTATGGCTATAAACAATTGTAAAAATATAACTATTGACAATAACATTATTTCAACCATTTCTTGCAGCCTTTGTTTCTTCATGTAAATTATTAATCATCTTTTTCTCCTCATCTGTTAAATTAGGCACTCTTTTTATCTCCAACAAAGATACACTATTTTGCCATCTTTTATTGTTTGTTATCCTATCTGTTTTTAATTTAACATAAGACCAATTGTTTAAATCATATTTATCCATGACATACTTATCACAATCAACCTCTGACATAAAATCTCTGGTCTCTCTTTCACGTAAGACATTGTGTTCATATAAACTAATTTCGAACTTCAGCATAAATTACCTCTAAATATTCTATTTTCTTTATCCAACAGGTAGGTATAGTTATATATCTACCACCACCATTATCATCCGGTTCCAATGACCACGAGCCCATAATCACGGTTTTTTTGTCATCAGTTTTAACAAGCCAACCAACATCAACTACAACAGCTAAATCTGATTTGACAATATCCTCCAGGTCCTGCCATCCTGTTTCACCATCAATGGCATCTAACCAGGTTACTCTGACCATAGGCCAGGAAGGATACTTATGATCCTGGTTGCTCGATGCTTGCTTCTCTTGACTCTTCGTTTTCTCTTTCGCCACGTTTTCTATGTCCTTCAGTTATACAATCAGCTATTTCGTCTTTAGTCTGGAGCCTTACTTCATAATCCTGGAATACTACTATCCAAAATGCAGCTTGACCACCACTACGAGTTGTAGCAGAGCCCCTTCTAAAGTTTTCAACAGCTTTTCTATAACCTACAGATAATAACTCAAGAATGGTAGATTTAAAAAACAATTTATCTTCTATATCTCTACCATCATGAAAACGAATGTTCCAAACAGGTTTTTCAACCAAATTAGTCGCAGGATTTCTAGTTCCTTCGTCTAATTGAAACAAATCTACTATTTTATTAGCCATTTTTATTCCTTATGTGTGTTCCATGCTTGAGCCATGTTATCGTATGCCTCTTGCACCTTATCATCGTCCATGGTTGCTTTGATTTTTTCGGTCTTAGCAGCTTCGTCCATGTATTCTCCTATTACTCCTAGCACCACATGTATTGGTGGAGCGTAACCGTAAAGAATTACTGATTTAACTCTCTCCACAGTAGTAGGGAAATCTTGTTGTTCGTTCACAGCATCAGTAATGATACTATTTACTTCGTTTTTGAATTTTTCTAGACTTTTCATTTTTTATCTCAACTCCTCTATTGTTAGCTTCTTTTACTATTAAATACGACATCTCCTGGCCTGGACCACGATGAGAGTCATTAGCCATACAAACCAATGCATCGTAGAATTGAGTTTGTATGGCAACACTTTTATATTTTTTATTAGGCATCTTTTATTCGATAAACAATATTTTGATTATTTCTTTCAAAATTAATCATGTCTCCTCTCTTAATATCTTTCATTAACACCGGCACATTATCTACAAAACCCATGCCTTTGTTTTTGTTACCAGCCAAAATAAATACCCACATAGCCTCGCTTTGTTCCCCATCATAGAACCTAACATAAACATAATTAGGATCTTTGACTGCTTTAGATATTTGTTTATATGACTCGTCTTTATGCTCCTGACATGCAAAAGCAATATTGTTTTGTTCTTCCTTTGGTATCCTCATGTTTCCCTCCTTAATTGACAACATATTCACCTATAGTTTGCTTCTCTAAGACCACTGATCTCATATGCAATACTTTCCAGTAAGACTCCAATAAATCTTTGCAATCCTTCCTGGGAAGACCTTTTTCTAACATTACAATAATTTTAATAACATCATCTTTTTGATTATTAAGATCTTGTAAAAGAAACTTTTTGATTTGTTTTTCGTCAAGTTCCATTGACTTCATATCTTCAATCATTTCTTGTTCTGTTTTAGTATTCATATCGCGTTACCATTCTTTCTCATTTGATCTGCAGCTTCATCCACAATGTCATGTGCAATGTCATCAACAGTATCTGGCTTATCTATAGCAACTTTAATATGTAAAGTCCTACCGTTAGAGGAGCTCCAATCCCAAGCAGTCGGACACTTCTCCAACCAGGATAAGATCTCTCTCATGTTTTTTGTAGTTTTATTCTTCATTATCATATTTCACTCCTTAAAATATTAAGAACATGTAAACATGCTTTATCACCCAATACGCAATCATCAACTTGATTGGTATCATAAAAAACATAATCATATTCCACATCATGATGTAAAAATATATAAATCCATGGGATATGTCAATAGATATTATAACAAATTATAAAATCTTTGATAAATATAGCGTTTTTCTTGACAAATTTTTGTTATCGTGGCAAAGATTAGTTCTCAACTTCATTTCACTCAGGGCTCTGGATCCGCGTCTGGAGCCCACAAAAAAATGTTTTTAGTAGCTAACATACCACCAATAAAAGTATTCGTAAAAAAACAATATTTATATGATCATCAAAAAGGACATGGAGAATTTGTAGAAGGTGTTTGGGCTACTGTTAAGTCAATCCAGGGCAGAGCGCTCTACTTTGAAACGTATCTGCCGGAATATGCTGCTCTTTATGATAAGCTCCCTATCAGTGCTTTTGTTTCTTCCCCTGATGTTAAAGATGATCTTCCATTAGAAGAATTAGAATTATGGGATGCTTTTAGTTATCACATAACAGTAATTGAAAAAATAACAGTTCCACCAAGAGCTAAGTATTTAGCCCCTTCAAAAAATTGGTATCATGGAGAATATTTATTTACAATTGATAGTTGTCACGCAGATCATAATTTACCAAACATAAACTACTCGCAGGTTCCACAGGAACACAAATCATTTAATATACTAGAATTAGAAAACGGACATTTCGCAGCTCAACCAAACAACAGAACATTGTTTTATGATAAATCTTTGACTCCATCAGAGCCAAAACAACCTGACTTCAAAGTATCAACTATTGAATATAATGTAGAGTCAGTAAGTAAATGGACTGCTGGTGATGATACAAACTATTTTTATAATTTTAAAGAACAGAAATAATTAAGTTTTGTGAGGTAAATCTTCTATGAGAGCAGATTCAACACAGTGAAAATTAAGAACTACATGACCTTCTAAATCATCAATAGAATTTACGGTAACATCATAATATTGATTACACTCTTCGTAACTATCAAACAATATTTCTGATCCCATGCGTACACATTTTTGATCCTGGCCTGCTCCTAAACATACCCATCCAACTAAAAACCACTTAAACATTATTCCTCCACACTATTTTCATTTGAGTAATCTGTCCACACTTCTTTATACCAATGATCTCTAGCAAATTTGGGTGTGTAATTGTAATCTCTTTTAAATTTTTCAACTGCATTATCTACATTTTTATCATAAATATTCTTTTTGAATTTTTTACCATTTACATAATAAAAAACATGATAAACTCTATATAATTCTGGTCTACCTTTACTCTTGTTTAAAATCAATTAGGATCCCCCATTCTTTTTATTCTTAGTAACATATTGTATGTCCCGTTTCTACGACCAGGAGTCAACAATGTTCTTAGTTCTAATTTTTCTAAAGATTCACTATCAAAACTTTTAATTTGCTCTCTCGTAGTGTCACTAAAAATATCTGCTAATAAAGATACCATACCTTTAGATATTAAAGCAACTGAGTCAGCTTTGAAATATACCTTTTTGTCCTGCACCACAGGTATTAACCAAGTGGCACTTTGGCAGCCTGGGACCTCGAACTCAGGTAGACGCTCCTCTTCTTTTATGCCTTGAGATCTTTTACCAAAATCCATTAACCAAGTATATCTATCCAACATTTCTAGCTGCGATAGCACATCAACATATTCCTGTAATCTATCTTCAATCACTGACATTTTATGTTTTTATCCCGGTTACAATCATACTAGACATATATTAAAACCCCGCTCACGGTCAAATATGAGCTACTTTTTTTCCTTATTTTTAGGGAAATCTACAATATTGTCTACAATCTTAACTTTTGCATTAAAAGCTATAGAAATTCTTTTTTTATGTTTATTTGGATTGGGCACCACATCATGTAACAGGTATGGAGGAAACATTAACAAGTCTCCATCAGCCGGACTGTGACCAATCATGTTAGCGTAAGGCATGCCAGGATTAATCATACGATACATTTGCTCATGAGTTGCAAATCTAATCACACCTGTATCTTTACCTTGAACATAATATACGCCAGAGACATCACAATCTGCCATGTAATGAGTATGAAACATGTTAGCACCTCCATAATCATTTACTT